ATTAGACCCTGGGATACTCTGGAACGCCACACCGTGGACCTTTCTAATCGACTGGGTTGTCGATGGTTCCTCATTCTTGCGCGGTTTCGCGCGGGATAACTTCCCCATTACTACCGTAATACACGAGTTTTGCCATTCGATGGCCTACTCGAAGGAATGCGGAGTGGATTGCGTACTCACTGATAGGGGCACTCTTGCCCCACGTCCGGCTTCCCCTAATGGGAATACAACGGCATGTGTTGCACGCAACTTTACCCGATTCTTCAACCGTGTATTGGCCCACCCGAGCCAGCATGCGGCGCACGTCCGGGGGATACGTTTGAGACAAGCTGCCCTAGCGGGTAGCCTACTCTTGAATAACTCTCGCCGGATTTATCAACGGTACTGAGCTATTGCTCAGGACCTCATCTAGACATTGTTCTAGGTGCCACAGCAAACATTAACCTTTAGAAAGGTCTCAGATATGCTAACAAACGACTTGACAGTAACCGATAACGGTACCGGCACTAAGCCGGGCAGTGCGGGGGCGCTAACTTACGCGCTTCGCGGCACTGATTTGACTGGAAGTACACGGAGTGTTGCTGCTGTTTCTACCACGACGCCTAAAGTGCTTACTATTCAACATAGTATCACCGGCACCGGGTTCAAACAGCAGATATCGTCAGTAATCAAGCACAGCTATCAAAAGCTGGACTCTGACCTGGCAGATACGGGCGGAATTACTCCCGCCTCGCAAGTACACATCGTCATTCGTCGTCCCGTTAATTCGGGCGGCGCGATTACGAATACCGTGCTAAAGGAGCAGATTGGAGCGGTCTTGGATGTCATTATGGCATCTGGCCAGCTCGATAAGCTCCTGAACCAAGAGATTTAATTCTCAGTAGTGGGGCACACGTCAGCAAGCTACCTTAATCAGGTATTTGCGAGCCGCGTGTGTCTCACTATGGTTTTCCAGCATAGATTGTCAAGTGATTGGGTCGGTGTAGCAAGAGACTAGGAGGACTACCCTTATGGGGATCCATAATAGCCTAGATGCCGTAGAGTTCTC